TTCAACAGGTTGTTGGTGAGGAGATTGCTAATCTTGGCTTTGACTATGTTAATGGTACTAAGTCCACTCTTGAACATGTTCGTTTTATACTTGAGCAGTATAGCGATGATTTTACACCTAACTTAAATGTTGAATGGGATGACATTGACATGGATACTTTGTTATCTAAGAATGATTTGGAAGCACGTTGGACATTCAACATACCTAGCCTGACACGTAAGGTAGAGGGTGTAAATGCAGGACACTTGATTGAGATAGGAGCAAGACCTAACACAGGTAAAACTTCTTTCCATGCATCCCTAGTCGCTGGGCCAGAAGGTTGGGCTAAACAAGGTGCTAAGTGTGTAATTATGTGTAATGAGGAAGCATATGAGCGAGTAGCAGCACGATACTTGTGTGCAGCAGCTAACATGACAATGGAAGAAGTCAAAGCTAATGTATCTCTTGCTAAGTCTAGGTATGAACCTGTAAGAAAGAATATAAGGGTTAAAGATAGTACCAACAAAGACTTAATGTGGGTAGAAGCTGTAGTCAAACAAGAAAAGCCAGACATACTAATCCTGGATATGGGAGATAAGTTTGCTACTAAAAATACTGACAAATCAGATGTTTACCTTAAAGATGCGGCAATCTATGCACGTAATATAGCTAAAGAGTATAAGTGTTGTGTTGTATGGATGTCACAACTAAGTGCCGTAGCAGAAGGTAAAGTATATGTAGATCAATCTATGATGGAAGGCTCTAAGACAGGTAAAGCCGCAGAAGCAGATCTTATGGTTTTGATTTCCAAGAACCCACTTGTAGAAGGTTCAGAAGAACAAGATACACAGAGGCACTTGAACATTGCAAAGAATAAGCTTAAAGGTGGTTGGCATGGAGTTGTGCATTGTGAACTAGACGGTGGAAGGTCTTTATACACAGCATAGGAGAGTTAAATGAGATTAGTTTTAGACGTAGAAAATACAACAACAACTAGAGGAGGTAAGTTACACCTAGATCCATTTGAAGAGACTAACTTTTTAGTTCAGGTGGGTATGATGAATGTAGACAACGTAAATGAGCTACACTTAATAAATATAGATCACGTTGAAAAGAAAGACACTTCAGGTTCTGGTGCAAAGTTTGTGCAACAAGTGCTAGACAATACAACGTTACTTATAATGCACAACGCGCAGCATGACTTAATGTGGTTATGGGAATGCGGCTTCAAGTATGAAGGTGCTATATACGACACGATGTTAGCTGAATACGTCTTATTACGTGGTCAGAAAGATCTGCTAAGTCTTGCGGCTTGTGCAGAGCGTAGAAACCTAAACGTTCAGAAGGATGATACCTTAAAGCGTTACTTTAAAGAAGGATACAATACAAATGAAATACCGCTTAATGAATTGGAGCATTATCTCCGTTGCGACTTGCTTACTACTGGCGAGTTGTTCCATTCCCTCGAAAGAGACTATAACGAGCAAGATTCCAGAGGTCTTCTTACCACAAGAGAAGTCACCTTCAGAGTCTGTAGAACCCTTACCAGAATCAACATCTCTGGAATCAGGGTGGATAGAGAAGCCTTAGACTTAGTTCGTAAAGAGTTTGAACAGGAAAAGGCTGACTTGGAAGATTGTTTGCAAAGGGATGTAAGAAGTTACATGGGAGATACTCCTATAAACCTAAACAGCCCTTTGCAACTCTCTGAGGTTGTATTCTCTAGAAGGATTAATAACAGAAAAGAATGGGCAGGTATATTTGAACTGACTAAAGATGTAAAAGAATTTAAGGCAGCAGTAAATGATAACAGTAAACTCATTAGGAAAACTAATGCTTTTACCTGCCCTGTCTGCAAAGGTAAGGGGTTTGCATATAAAGTAAGGAAAGATGGTACAAAGTATGCAAAGCCTAATAAGTGTAAGGATTGTAACTCTCGTGGCTACGGTCTGAAGGATACCAACGAATTAGCTGGACTTGGCTTTGCTGCGCCCAGCGCGAAGTGGATTAGTGCTAACGGATTTAGTACAGGAAAGGATAACTTAGAATCTTTGATGGCAACTGCTAAAAATAAAAAGATGGATAAAGCTTTGACATTTTTAACTAAGCTTAAACGTCACAGTGCAATCAGCAGCTACCTGTCTAGCTTTGTGGAAGGCATAGATGTGTTCACTAAAAAGGATGGCTTCCTACACGCATCGCTTACACAGCACATCACAGCAACAGGCAGGTTCTCTGGACGTAATCCTAACATGCAGAACATGCCACGAGGAGGTACATTTCCAGTTAAGAAAGTGTTCATAAGTCGTTGGCCAGGCGGGAAAATCTGTGAAGCCGACTTTGCACAACTAGAATTTAGAGTTGCTGCATTCCTGTCTCAGGACAAGAGGGCTATGGAAGAAATAGAAACTGGCTTTGACGTACACAGCTATACAGCTAAAGTTATATCTGATGCAGGTCAGCCCACTACCCGTCAAGAAGGTAAGGCACATACGTTTGCACCTCTATTTGGTGCGAGTGGATATGGAAGAAGTCAAGCAGAGGCTGCATACTATACACACTTCAACGAGAAATACCAAGGTATAGCTGAGTGGCATAAGCAGTTAGCTGACGATGCAATAAGATTTAATAAAATAACCACACCATCTGGAAGACAGTATGCATTTCCTGATGTAGTAAGAAGAAAGAATGGAGGTGTAACACATTTTACTATGATAAAGAATTACCCTGTTCAAGGATTTAGTACGGGGTGTATTGTTCCTGTAGTACTAATGGAAATGGAAGAACGTTTATCTAGTTTACAATCCTGTTTAGTAAACACTGTTCACGATTCAACAGTGATAGATGTTCATCCACAAGAAGAAGCACTTGTATTAGAAATTATTTCTAGTATGAATAAAGGTCTTAACGATCTGATAAAAAAGACTTATAATGTAACTATGAACGTTCCTTTGCTATTAGAAGCAAAAATAGGCCCGAATTGGCTTGACGTAGTTGATACATAGGCTATAACTATAAGTTCTGAAACTCTCATTGAAAGGTAAAACAAATGAGCAACGAGTTGAGTATCGCCACAGAACGTGGTCAAACACTAGAACACCTTATGGGTGTAGCTACTGCAGCGCCTAGTAATTCTAATGGGCCTACACTAGCTAGGCTATCACAAGTCCAGACAGCTTTAAAAGCTGAAGTTGAAATGGGCGGCAAGAAGATGCGTATGGATGTAATTCCAGTAGGGCATTTCTGTTTAAAGGTATCAGAGGATGTATCTGTTTATTCAGAATCAGTTTCTATACGTGTGTTTCTACAGCGTGAGCAGTGGACAAGGTGGAACAGTGAACACAACACTATGGAAAAGTCTGTACTGTCTCAAAACGTAAGGGGCGATCTCCAAGATAGTTTAGGAGGCTTTAACCTTGGTAGACCTGCAGGTTACATTGCAGATTGGGAAGGTCTTCCTGAGTCAATGAAAGAAATTGTTCGCTCTGTAAAACGTACTAGGGTTATAATGGGATCAATAACTATAGGAACTGCATTAGATTCTAATGGTGAACCTAGCAAGGAAACCTACACAGACGTTCCTTTTATCTATGATGTAAAGAATAATACATCTATTAAAAATTTAGATAAGAGCTTAAAGTCTTTGTCTCGACAAGGAACTCTTCCTATCATGTCTGAGTTAACACTCAAAGGTCTTACTGATACGTTGCCTAATGGTAGTGACTATGGTTTTCTAGACACAGAGCTAGGTTCAAAGGTAGAGCTTCTTGATTCAGACAACACTACTCTATCAAACTTTCTAGAAGTCGTTGAATATACAAACGGTAAAATTCTAGACAAGTACAATGAGTTTTCTGATAAAGGTCTTTCAAAAGAAGATGCTGATTTAGTTGGCTCTATTGTAGATGTAGAGGCTGTGTAATGAATCATCCTGCAGAACTTAAAGTATATAAATTCTTTCAAGACGCAGTTGCAGGTAAAACTTCATTTTCATCTGAGGTGGCAGATAAAGTTGCCTCAGATGTTAAGGCTGCATTAATGAAGCAGTTTGATAGTGGGCCTCGTGATGATTTTCGTTTACGTATGTCTAATATAGGCAGACCTAAATGTCAGCTATGGTTTGATAAGAATGACTCAGAAGGCAAAGAGCCGTTTCCTCCACAGTTTATGATGAACATGATGCTAGGAGATATAGTCGAGGCCGTATTCAAGGGTATTCTTAGGGCTTCTAATGTAGAGTTCCAAGATAATGAGAACGTTACTCTCAAGCTGAAGAATGGTAGAGAGATCAACGGCGAGTACGACATGATCATGGATGGAAAGTTAGACGATGTTAAGTCTGCCTCACCTTGGTCATACGACAATAAGTTTGACTCCTTTGAGACATTAGCTAAAGGAGATGGCTTTGGTTATGTATCACAACTTGTAGGCTACGCAGAGGCAGCAGGAGTAGATGTTGGCGGCTGGTGGGTAGTGAACAAGGCAAACGGTAAGATCAAGTACGTAGACGCTTCTTCTGTAGACAAACAATCAGTGATGGAGGACATTCAAGAAACAGTAGACTACATAGATAACGATGAACCTTTTGAGCGTTGCTTTGAACCAGTTAAAGAAACGTTCTACAAAAAAGAGACAGGTAACTATGTTTTACCTAGAGACTGTACTTTTTGTAGTTTCAAATTTAAATGTCACAAGGGCTTACAAGCTAGACCTAGTATACCTAGTAAAGCTAAAGAGCCACCACTTCAATATTACACTCATATAGCAGGAGAACAGCTAAATGCCTAAACTAACTATAGATGAAACCGTTTACTATACTGACAACTTTAATGAAGATCAGAACAAGGCTTGGGGCGAATTGCAACAAGCTCAAATGGAAGCCAACAGGTATGAGTATTTACAAAAAATGCTTACAAGCAGAGTACAATATTTAGCTAGTGATATAGCTAAATTGGCTACACCTGAACCTGTACCAGAGCCTGATACATACGAGGAAGATCTTAAAGCTAA